GACTGCATTTATAAAAAATGAAAACGGACAGCTTCGTTCTGCAATCGAAGCGATTGCAGACGATATAACACTTAATGCAAGTGGAACAATTAATATTAGTGGTAATAAGTCTGTTAATATCAATGGTAATCTGTTCACGCTTACATCTACTAATACTACTATTTCAGCAGATGGTTCGATAGACTGTAAGAAGCTAAAAGCTGTTAATGCTGATTTAGAAGGCACATTTAAAAATGTAAATGTAACTGAAGAAGGTATTACAATGACCACTACTCTTATTGGTGGTGAATACCTTATGAAAAGTAGCACTGGCGCCTATCTGAAAATGCAAGGACATTTTATAAATCTGTCAAACGAAGACGGAACAAGAAATGCTGTAAGCATTCGCCGTGATGGAATATATGTTGATGATTATTATTATATCAGAAGCGGTGATGCATATTATAACTTAATGGATTGGATACGACATAGTGAGACAGCTGGTACGGTAGATATAAGTGGAAATAACTGTTATATAGAGGGTTATTACTATATAAGGCACCATGGTGAATGGTGGAAATTAGAAGACTATGTCAAAGACATAGCAAATAATTAATATAAATCCGCACAGCGGTAGAAAGGAAAACAATATGTTAAATACAACAAAGAATACATCAATGAATGGAAATAGTTCTATAGAGGAAAAGGCTGTAGTTACATTTTCAGCCAGCATACCTTCCGCAGGTGAGATAACTATTAATAAGAGAATTGCAGACAGAAGAGCATATATTGAGAATCAAGAAGAATGCGATACAGATTTTGCTAATTTTGAAGCAGAGGTGATGGCAGCACTTAAGGAGATGTAATTATGAGTTTAACAGGATTTATTTCTTACAAAAGAGTAGGTTGGACGGGGCAAACACCGTGGAACCCAACAAACCTTAACATAATGGATAAGGGAATTAAAGATAACAATGACATGATTGCGAATCTCAGAAGCGAGGTAAGTGCACTAAACAGCAATATTGACGTTAAAAACTCTTTTTGCAAAAATGTTGCAAGTATAAATGGTACTCTTGAAGGTTATGGCTATAATTATTGCTATTATAATAAATCTACCAAAATAGGGATTTTATACTTTGCTTCAAAAATTGAAACACCAGATTCTGCACAGAATAATTTTACCGGATATTATGATGTGACAACAGTCCTTAAGAATATGGGTATTACTAGCTTTAATAAAATATTGGAAAGTAATTATACTCCATACGATTCCACAGGTATAGTTCGATATAAATTGGTCGGATATGGAACGACATTATTATATAATTCTGCAAATCAGAATTATGCTTTTGCTCGATATTATACAAAAGACGGTAATAAAGGAGCGTGGGCAACTACTGAATTTAAGAAAGACGATTATATTACAGGTACGCTTATATTTAGTTAAGTTTCAGATACTGCCTTAGTAATTGCACCATCATATTTAATATTATTACTGTTTTGTGAACATGTAACAAGAGAAAAATTGAAGTTGCACCAGTGCAACAGAAAGGATATTGATTTATGGAAAAATTAAAAGTGATTGTAACAGCGGTGTGGAGCATTATATTAAGTGCTCTGGGAATCTTAGCAGTTCCAGTGTTATTACTGGTAACATGTAATCTAATAGATTATTTCACAGGTGTTGCAGCGTCAAAATTCAGGAAGCAGGAAATTGACAGCTACAAAGGAATAAAAGGAATTGCAAAGAAAATATGTATGTGGCTTTTGGTAGGAGTTGGTGTAATAGTAGACCAGCTCCTTTCTTATTCTGCAGGAGTTGTAGGTATAACATTACCTTTTACATTTCTTGTGGCTTGTGTTGTGGCAATATGGCTGATTTGCAACG